CCGCTTCGATGATGATTACTACCGCTTTCTGCTCCTCTATCGAGCGCGATGCAACCTCGCCAACGCAACGGTCTCGACGATGAACAACATGCTGTCGCAACTGACAGATACTCGGGTATTCGTAGTCGACTATCAGAACATGTCGATTCAAAGCATCGTCGTTATCGGCACCATCAGCGATCTCCAAGCGCAGATCCTTCAAACCTACGGACTGCTGAACCGGCCCGCTGGCGTGCTGACGAACTTTCTTATCATTTACCCGGACGAGAAGATCTTCGGCTTCGCCGGGCAGGATCTGCAACCCTTTGACTTTGGGGTATTTAACCCCGGGCGAACGATTGAAACGTGATTCACTCAGCGCGAAGCCACGTAGCGAGAAAAAAGCAAACCCCGCAAGGTTCGCGGCCTTAGCGGGGTTTTTCTTGACCACCTTCTGGACAGGTGCTCAATGGAACCAATTTTAGAGCTAGTGAGGGCCCCCTATATGGCTCAAGAACTACCTTTCTCGATATACGTTATCGCTTATGCGGTGGCGATCTTGGTAACCGCAAAGGCGGTTAGGGCTATCAAAGAGCTTTGGAAAAAGTAAACCCCACAGGTGTAGCGGCCTGCGGGGTTGTTTGTACCTCAACTCACCTGAGGACATATGGATATTTTACCTTCATTTGACTTGGTGAGACTTATGACGACGCCTGATCTTCCGCTCTACGGTCAGCTTTTCGCCTATGGCATCGGGCTTGCCGGAATCGGTATCGGCCTCAAACAAATAGTCGGAGCTATCTCGCAGATTCTTGAGTGGTTTCGGAAATAGCAAACCCCGCAGGGAGTGACGGTCTTGCGGGGTTTTTCGTATCTGATGAAGAGGATCAGACATGAAGATTTTACTGGAGATCAATCGGGAGGTGCGGATGTTGCTGAGCGAAAAGAATCTGCCGGCTCATGGCAAGGCGGCCGCTTGGGTGCTTGTCGCTTTGGTCGCGGCTGTAGCCTTTGCCATTGTGTGCTTTGGAATTAGCTTGCTGAAATAGCAAACCCCGCTGACGTGCAGGCCAAGCGGGGCTTTTATTGATCACCTTCACTGCGGGCGATCCATAGAAACAATTTTACTTCAGGTAATTGGCGTGCTGATTTTGTGCGGCATTGCCGGTTTTACGGCTTTGACTGCTGGTCTTGCCGTTCTCGTTTGGAAGAGAGTGTTCAAAGAATGAGCAAATATCCACCTCATCTTTTGTCGTGCCCAATTGCCCAAAACGGCGACAAGGCCGCAGTCCCTGTGACGGCTCAGGAAGCCGGTGCGGGGCGACTCAGTCAAGAAGAAGGCTGGGGGGCATGGAACTCCCGCCCTATCGGTGAGGGCGGCATCCCGCCGAAACGCGAAGACTTTAACTCCGTACTGAATTTGCTTTCGTCCTTTTTGGTTTACTACCAGCAAGGCGGGGTCATGAAGTACTCCGCCTCACTTGACTATGAGCCGGGCAATGAAATCTTCTCCGCCACGGGTACGAAGTGCCGGTGCCTCGTAGCGAACGGCCCCAACACCGCAAAGGGTGTAGTCGCTCCCGGATCGGATAAGACTGTATGGAAGAACCTTGATGCGCCATCCGTTATCGCCGGTCAGATCACGCCTTTCTACAACTGTCGGCTCGGCGGCTCTGACGGTCGCCGCCTGATCCCGTGGGGCGAGAGCGTCGCCGACGAGCGGTACGTACTTTGCGACGGCGGCACAGACGGCTTGGGCGGGAACGTCCCGAACCTGATGGATAAGTTCCTCCTGCCGAGCACGGTCGCGCAGGCGGGACAGACGGGAGGTAGCCTCAACCTCTCGATCCCGGGCGTGACCGTCAACGGCACGGTCGGGGAGACGGTGCTTACGGTCGAGCAGATGCCCGCGCACACGCACACAGGCAGTTCATCGACTGCGGGCGCGCATACGCACACTCGCGGCACGATGGAGATTACAGGCGCGATCCCCGTGGACGATCACAAGATCCGCTATGTCGAGGGGGCCTTTTATCAAAACGGGAACTATTCCAACTGCGACAACCGCGACTCAGAAAACGACTCTCCTCGCGCGTCCTTTGCGGCTTCGAGAACGTGGTCCGGGGAAACGTCGTCTGGCGGCTCGCACTCGCACACGATGAATCTAAACTCGACCGGTGGCGGGCAGGGGCATACGCACACAATCACGAGCTCATCCGAAGCGCAGACGCTCACGCTAGACCGTCCGCCTTTCTATCGTCTCGCTTATTTTGTCAAACTGCCGGAGTAGTAAGGCATGGCATCAAAAGAATTTCATTTCCATTACGTCAAAACGCCGACCGGAGCAATAAGTGGGCAGTCTGTCCTTACGCAGACAGAGGACGCGATCAATGACCTCGGCGACTATATGTTCGAGGCTACGGGCGACGCGACCGAGGCGTTGAATAAGGCTACTGAAGCGCTCAACACGGCGAATACGGCTCAGCAAAATGCGGCCGAGGCGCTCTCTACTGCGAATTCTGCGATTGGTAAGGTCAACACCTTAACCGCGACCGTCAATTCGTTTGATGGTCGCATCAAAAAGGCTGAGAGCAACGCGGCTAATGCCGTCACTGCGGCGACTGAGGCATCTAATAATGCCTCTCAGGCAGTCACAACGGCCAATTCTGCGCTTAATACGGCTCAGCAGGCCGTCACGACGGCCAATGCCGCGAAGACGATGGCTCAGAATGCAAGCACTGCGGCTACTCAGGCCGTGGGCACGGCCGGCGCGGCGAATGCGACGGCGGAAGAGGCGAAGAAGATTGCTCGGCAGGCCGTGACCGACACGGACGGCATCCGCGAAGAAATCAATCAGAACATGGCCGTGATGACCCAAAAGGTAACCGAGGCCACGACGCAAGCGCAGAACTCCGCGTCCTCCGCCGCCCAATCACAGGCCAATAGTGACCTTTCTAAGCGGTGGGCGACATGGACGACGGGCGTAGAGACCGAAGGCGGCACGGACTACACCGTCGCCGATGACGGCTATTCGTCCAAGTGGAATGCTCAGCTCGCTCAGGCATGGGCGGTGAAGACTGACGGCAAGGTGACGGAAAACAACCTGCCCGATGGAGCTGAGATCGACTACTCGGCAAAGTACTACGCTCAGCAGTCGCAGGCTAGCGCAACAGCGGCGGACGCCTCTGAAGCCTCTGCGCTCTCTTCGAAGACCGCGGCGGCATCGAGTGCGGCGGCGGCCAAGACGTCTGAGACAAATGCCGCCAATTCTGCATCTGCGGCTAATACTTCAAAGACAGCGGCGGCAGGCAGTGCTACTACTGCAAGCACGAAGGCAACGGAGTCGTCTGCTTCTGCGCAAAAAGCGAAGGACTGGGCTTCAAAAGAGGGCGGCCCGGTTGAAGGCGAAGGCGCTACAGCAGAGTATTCTGCGAAGTATTACGCGCAACAAGCGAATCAGAGCAATAGCGTGAAGTACGTTGCTCAGACGCTTACGACTGAAGAGCAGTTGCAGGCTCGAACGAACATCGGAATGACGACACTAAGTAATTCCGAAATCGATGCCTTGTTTAGCGCCTAAGTTGAAGCTCCCCCGTTTAAAAACGGAGGATTCACCATGACACTCTCAAGGTTGTTTTCAGGGGGCAAAGCCGCCTGAGCGTCACCCAATCAATTGCACAAAAAAGCAAACCCCGCAAGGTTCACGGCCTTAGCGGGGTTTTTTCAAGAGGAAAAGACATGGCTGGATATTTGGATGCGTCGGGTCTCAAACATTTCAAGAGGAAAAACGACGCTACATATCTTGGCAAGCAGGAGAAGGCGGCTTCGGCGAAGGTCGCAGACTCAGTTGATTGGAAGAACGTTTCCGGGAGGCCGGATCTATCTGCAGTAATTCCGCCCGGCACCATCATCCACTACGCCGGGCGCACGGTCCCGAGCGGCTGGCTCATCTGCAACGGCGCGAACGTGAGCCGCAGGGACTACGCGGCCCTTTTCGCGGCTATCGGCACGACCTACGGTGCCGGCAACGGGTCGACAACCTTTGGCCTGCCGAATTTGAACGGTCGCTTCTTGGAGTGCACGACGTACACCAGTGAGGTTGGCACCTATAAGGAAGCGGGGTTACCGAACATCACAGGCGGACTCATTGCTGGTCTTAACCAGGGTAACGGGACCGACGGGTGTTTCTCGACCAATTCGGCGATGCAGGGTACGTCTCGGTACGGGGGTGGTTCGTTCAATTCTCTTCGGCGAGAGTTTTACGCAAACCTGTCGTCTAGCGTATACGGAGCGACCAGTGTAGTTCAACCAGCGGCACTGGCGACACTAGCCTTGATCAAAACTTGATGAGAATCAGCATTGCCACACTGGGCGGTTGAACCACCGTTGATGCTCCGTAAGTTGACGAACTCCTCGCCGCATCAAGCGTGAAATTGCCATGAATTTCGCGAGTGACATCACTAGCGTAGGAAGCATATGCGTTAGGGGCTGATGAGACATATTGCCCGAATGCACCCTCTGCGAAAAATATCAGGCCATTCCCGGTTTCATTGGTGTCAAGTTGCGCTGCTCCCGTGATGTTCGGCCATTCAATTTGGCGTTTTCGGGGCTTGAACGCGTTGCCTCAGCAGTGTGCCAAGCCCCACAGATCGGAAGCGCTATGGCTAAGGGTTGTCGCTGCGGCCATTGGGAAGCAGAGGCATCAGCCCGGCACTTCGGGCACAGTGCTCAAGGTAGTCGCTCCACGCCCGCATGACCGCTCGTCTCGCGTCGAGGTAATCGCTCCTTTGATAGGCGCGGGATACCTGAGAACCTGAGACGTGAGAGAGGCAGGCTTCGGCGACTTCGAAGGGTGTGCCCATGTCCGCCATCCAACAGCGGGCCATTGATCGCAGGCCGTGGGCCACAAGCCTTCCGGCGAGCGTGGTTCCGTGCAGGTACTTGGCGAGTGCTTGGGAAGAGATGTGGGAGCCGGGATCGCGCCCGGCGAAGACGTAGGAGCTTCTGGGGTGCGGGGAGAGGGATGCTTCCTTGGCGAGGAGAAGGCGCATGAAAGTGGTCAAGGGGACGCGGTGCAGGCATCCATTTTTCATCTCAGCGGCAGGGATGGAGAGGGTGTCGCCGTCGATCCACGCCTTCCGGAGCTTGGCGGTTTCTCCGGGCCGGAGCATGGAAGCGAGGGACCAAAGAAAGAGGGTTTGCGTGCGCATTGGAGCGCACTTGACTACTGCCAGCGCGTCCGGAAGAGATTGCCATGAGATCGACGGCATGGGTCTGACGATGGGGGCAGCGAAGACTCTGCTGACTCTGGCAACGGGGTTGTGAAGGATGTAACCGGCGCAGACGGCCAAATCCATGATCTCGCGCGTTCGCATCAGCACGCGTTTGAGTGTGGCTTGATGGCCTGCGGCTTCGATGTGCCGGACGGTCGCGATGATGAGGGGAGCGGTGATTTCGTCGAGCTGACGGCGACCGAGAGGGGCGATGACATAACGCTCAAGGCGGCGCTTTTCATCCATGTAGGAGGTGATTCTGCCGCGCTTGAGATTGCACCACAGGCGGAAGGCGTCTGAAAGGACGTATCCACGGGGCGGCTCCTGCCCTAACTCCTTCCGCTTTCTGCGGGCCAGTTGCCGGGCCTGCATCAGAGAAACCTCGGGCCATCGTCCGAGGCTCAGATCAGTAACCCTGCCTCCGTAGGAAATGCGGAGACACCAACTTTTGACCCCCGAGGGGTGAACCCGAAGGGTGAGGCCGTGGCTATCTGTCACGGTGTAACGCTTTTCACGCGGTCGCAAGGCCGCAATTTTTCTTGTAGAGAGGTTTTTCGACATG